TTGACAGAAAACTAACGCTTGTCGTTTTGATAATCTTATTGACAACGATAGTCGGCTGTACGTTATTGTGTGGATCGTCAGAACCTGTATTTGAGATATCAACTGTGATACCTGTAGTAGAGCTTCCGGTGGCGACTGTACGAGCTGTTTCAGCTGAAGTGGCGTCTTCCAAGAAGTTACCAGTATCATCATTACTATAAACAGGAAGAGAGTGGGTGTGTCCCGGATCTGTTACCGTAGCATTATGATCATGAGATGGAAGCTCTCCGGCAGTAAGAACATGTGTCTCATTGCCGCCTACAGCACCTAGAACAGATCCTGTAACTGCGGCTGTAAGGCGAGAAGCAGCAGTGCCGCCCATGTTGTCCTTACCAGCGCCTTATCGGCCCCGGTGGTAGTACGTCTTCAGGTACGATTACTTTTTACTACTCAGGAACCACAGTTAAAGCTCCGATCTACAGTGATGCAGCTCTCTTAGTACCTGCTACTAATCCTATTGTGGTGGCAGCCGGTCAAATTATTCCTGTTATTTTTCTGGATAGCACTGTAGACTACCGGAGAGTTATTCAGTATTCAGACGGAAGTCTGGACGATCAAGACCCGGTAGGTAACATCTTCTCTGAAGGAGATCTTGGGCTTCCTGTAGGGGCTGTTGTCGATTATTCAGGTTCTTCAGCTCCTGACGGGTTTGTTTTTTGTTACGGACAAGAACTGTCTAGAACAGACTTTTCGGAACTGTTTAATGCGATTAGCACACAATACGGTCCGGGCAACGGAACGACTACGTTTAACGTACCTGATTATCGAGGCCGAGTCGGCGCTGGTCAATCAGGTGAATATAACTTGCCATGAGGTTCTCCTATTAACCGATGCGCCAATCTGTGTCGTCGTAGTATACTGGTACTGTCTCAGTGCCCCCGCCTACGACAATGTCCCCGAAAACAACAGTGGTTGCATCAGAAACAATCGCCCTGTTGTAATCTACAACTAAAACAAGATCGTCCACAACGATAGGTGCGGCTCTTATCTCGTCGATGTCGTCGGCTACTGTTTCAAAACTAGCACGAAGGTCCTCGATAGCGGTTGCAATTTGATCCCAATAACGACGGAAAGTCTCTGGCTGGGAAAACCAATTAATGAGAAGTCGTGGTAGTCTGCTAATAGCCATTTAGACCTCGTTCATAGTTGCGTAATCAATACGGAGTTTAGAAAGATCAGAGTACCTAAACTGGAACTCTCGACCCGGACGAGAATACCTGCCTAAAGATCTCCAAGTCACGTCGTATTCGTAGTTACCTTTGTTGCCAATATTGGCCGGGAGGTAAACACTCCAAGAGAAACCGTAGTCATCACTGAATCGCATTTCAATCTTAGGGGTGTAATCATAATCAGGGGTCCAACCTGTATTCATTCGAAGATTTACTGAATTGCAGTTTGTGCCAAAAGATTGTTCAGCTATAAAGCCGGACAGTTCTCGTACGATAGGTTCTCCGTTGTCAGTCGGGCCGTCTTCAAGTTTCCAAAGAATACCAGTCATAAGGTCTCCTGCGTAAACATCTTGGTTGACCTGAAAACCGATGTGTGCTCGCCAATTATCGAAACCGAATGAGTCCCAAGTCGACCAAGACTGTGTCACGATATCGTAAGCAAGAGTTCCTTGGTCGTACGTGACAACATAGAAGTCGTGTTGGTTGAAACGGAAAATCCAAGCTCTTAGGTTTGTTGCGTCTCGGAGCTTTTCTTCTACAGACTTAGTGCTGATCCTCGTAGGGGTACCTTGTGCCATCATGACTGATCTCTTTTCAGAAACCCACAGAAGGCAGGGAACACTTTGGTAGTTGGACACAGCCGCTGTTGCAGCTGCAGCACAACCTTCTCCGTATACACGGCCAGAGATTCGCTGATAGGGTAGATCCTGATCTCCTGTAGTTGACCAGACTTCTACGCCTGAGGCCCCAAGGAACCAAATTTCATCACTTACAATGTTGATTGACATTAAAGAGTCGGGCGTACGTTCAGCTGAAGCGAAGCTCAAAGGATCTGGATCGGTTTCTCCCGGTTTGATCCAGTAAAACCTCTGCGCGCCTTTAATACCTAGAAGGAAAGAACCGTCAATAGTTCCGATGCTTCCTACCAACCTGTCGTCAGGCATGTTGATTTCTGTAACAGACGCCCCATCTGTTGAATGGGCTACACCGTTCCGCACGATAATAACACGGTTAACGGTTCCTGCAAACACACAGTAGTCAGTTCCGGGAAGAGCTCCGACAGTCGTTACGTCATAAGTTATGGCGTCTACACGATAAAGAACCTCACCACAAACGACAAGCCAGTCGTCTTCAAGAGTACCGTCTTGCCTCCAAATACCGTAAACAGGAGACGAAGATATCGTCTTGAAAAGGGTGAGAGCGGGACGAGTAAGTCTCGCCATTTTATCAGGGCTGAAACGATTCTCAGTTAGGTACATATTCCTCAAACGAATAGGAGATACGTTTTCATCTTGAGAACCACCTTCAGCGTATCCGAGAGGAATAGTAACCATTAGTAAGGCCATCCTTTATTGAACATTTGACCTGCTCTGTAGTCTGAGTATCCGTAGTACCTACTGTTGCGGTCTGCCGTCATCTTAGAATTAGTCAAAAGACCGATCTCTGATTCAACAGGGGTAACCTGTGAATACCGGGACGTAAGGGCGTTACGACTCTTATCCCACATAATCTTAGACTGAGGATCAATCTCTCGCTGGTACGCAGGATTTAGTCGAAAGGCTAAAGAGATAATGAAGTAATCATCAAACTCTATTGGAAACGGAAATTCGTCGAACAAAGTCAGCGGGGAATACCTTACCCACTCTCCTCTGTCTTCTCTGTAAAACCATTCACGGTCTAGACTGTCAGCGTTAAGAGTGATACTCTCCGAACCCTCAATCAAAGCTCCGTTCCCGTGTACAATGACAGGATAGTCGGAAAGATTTGAACTGGCGTCTACTACAGCAAAACGAGACCCATTGTCAGGAGCTGGATGAAGAAACAATTCAACCCCTGTTTGATTAAGATTCAAGTTACATCGAGTATTCTTTGGCACAAACCAATAATTATCAGGAACTGTATCCCACCAAGGGTATCCTGACGGTCTAGCAATGTTGTTACGTCCGATAGGGAAACCGGTTAAAGGGTCTCCCACTTCATTTCCAAACGCTTGTGCAACAATCCGGTTAAGGTAGCGCAACGCTTCTGTCTCTTGAGGTTCCGTGGGAGACACACCAAGTGAAATCAGATTACTCTGACGGTACGCATCAACTATAATCTGATAGACAGTTGTCATTCACTCTTAACTCCTTAAATATTAAAAAGGGGGCGTACTTTCGCAGAGGCCCCCAATTCAATTATGCAGTGCCGTTCAGGCGTACAAGGCGACGACGACCGTCAGCCGCTACGTTAGCCTTAATACCGACGTCAAAGCGGATGCTATGAGCGCCAGTGTTAAAGTCGCTGTGCTTCCACATACGAACACTCATCGGTACTTTCGACAGAGCCTTACGCATTGCTTCACCCGTTGCAGGGATGATAAGGTCAGCGGTGTTAACCACGATAGCCGACTTGTTAGCAATAAAGCGAGGCTTCAGGACAGCGCTAGCAGCGCCCATATGGACGATTGCAAGGTTGTCGAGCGAGCCGGTATAGTCCACAGTCTTATGCGGACCGGTAGCGATAATCGCGGGGTAGATACGAACGCCAGTGAACGCACCCGAAGACGCCGTATAGTCGCCGATCACTCGGAACTGCTGAAGATGTGCGAGGCGCTTCTTAGCACGGTTGTCGTATGCGTACACACCAGCAATAGTAAACACTTCACCGTCCAACAGGGTTACAGCACCAGACTGACCATCAATGTTAATGGTCTGAGTCTTGTACTGGCCCGGAGCAGGAGACTCAGCAACGTCAGAATAGACAGCCGCCGTCGGAGCATTAGTAAGCGAGACGCCAGAAGCGACACGAGTACCTACAGTCAGTGTCGGGAGCTGCTGAGTAAAGCGAGTCTTAATACCGGCGACCTTACCAGTGAAGCCGTCACGATAGACGCCGCCACCAATATCAGCAAGAGATGCGTTATCCGCAATTACCGTCGAGCCGAGGGCAACCCAGTCATCGTAGTCCAGAATAGCGGTCGTGTCGAAGTCATCAACACCTTCTGCCTTCAGGCGGCTATACGACTGAGCCAGTTCCGTCCAGCTATCCACTGCGCTAGCACCATCGCCAATCCAGTTGTTAGAGGCCTTAGCGGCAAAGCCAAGGATGTACGAGTCGATGTCCGTCGCAAGGCGGAGAGCAGCAGCCTTAAGAGCTTCGCTTTCTCGTGCCGAGTCGAGGTCACGAATCTTAACAAAGTCGCCCCAGCCCATCGAGCTGTTGATCGTCTGGTCAAGCTTGTAGCGTTCCGAACCAAAGGTCGTATCCTGTACGCCAGAGGTAAGGTCTGCAACACCGTTAGTCGTAAAAGTAGTCGTGTAATCAGGAACAACCTGCTCAACTACTTCAAGACCGTTTCGGTCATTCATTTCAGCATCAAATTTCTTCCACGTAACCACGTCCTTGGACAGGAGGTTGTTCTGGAAGATTGCAGCAAAGGCATTAAGAACCAGTTTTGCTTGATCTACATTTACAGTAGCCATTTATATTCCTTTTATGAGTTCATTGTTTTCTACCTCTTCCACAATTTACGTTCAAA